CATTACTTTGTTTATATCCTACTAAATTCTTAGTCATTTTATTTATCCTCCTTTTTAGTTGTTATTAAAATGTATCCTTTTTTAGTTGTAGTTTTAGTTGTCTTATATTTATTGTATATTTCCTCGTTTTCTTCTTTTAATTTAGCTGTATCAATACTTACAGTATCATAAGATATAGGAGCTACTTTTGTTAATTTCATAGTTCCAGTATCAAAAGATATAATGCCTTTTTCTTCAAATAAATTATATAAGTCCTCTTTTAGCTTTTTATAATCTTTTTCTATATCTTTATATTGATTTAAAGAACTTTCTAATACAGCTATTTTATTAGTCATTAATATTAAATCTGTACCATAAAATATCTCGTTAAATTCTGCCTCAGCTATTTCGTTATTATTTCTTAAAAATTCAACTGCTTTTTTAAATGCTGTAATACGTTCCTCAATTTTAGCCCATAGTTTAGGGTCTCTTTTTATTACATGAGTTACAATATTATTTTCGTCAAATTCTACATTGAAATAACTGTCGTCATGTTCTAAGTCAAAATCTACTCCAGTATAAAAGTCAACTGGTCTTTTATATCCTACAAGTAAACAAGCGTCTTGGTTAAATGTTTCCATATAAAATTGACATTGTGCTGTATAATAATCAACATCTAACTCCTCGCCAAAAGTTTTAATCTCAATTATAGGTATTTCAGCGTTTCTATCTATACCGTCAGTATTACCTCTATATCCACGCTCACTATCAATAATAGTATCCTCTAAATAATTAGCTCCATATATTGAGCAAATATAATCTCTAATAACTGGCTCCATTAATTGACCATACTTTGTATATTGATTACCTTTAAAAGTATTTGGTATTATTCCCGCTTTTTCTTTAGCAAATTGAAATATACTTGTACCATATTTAGCGTTAAGTCCTAATATACTGGGTAAATCACTACCACCTATATATTTGTGTCTATCTATAGTTACATTAGGGTTACTCATAATTTAAACCTCCATTGTATCTATTTTTCTTTTGATGTGTTCAAATAGTCCAGCTGGTGGGTTTAGTTTCTTTAATACAGCTTTTTCTAAACCAGCTAAACCTATAAGTATAGACATATTAGTACCTATTACAGTAATTTTAGCCTCTCCGTCGTCTCCTTTTTCTATTGATAATTTGCAAGGTTTCTTTGAGTGTTCCTCAATTTTCTTTTCTGTTATTTTGTCTATATCCTCCATATCGTTTAATTTTTTATCCATTTTCTTTAATATATCTTTCATTAATTTTTCAATTTCTTTATCCATTTTTTAATTTCTCCTTTTCCCATAAATTATAATTAAAATCTTGTTTACTATCTAAGGCTCTATAAATATCAGCCTCAATAGTATTATCAGTTACAAAGTTATATGCTGTTACTTTCTTGGTTTGTCCGTTTCGATAACAACGTCCATAACTTTGGTAAAATTCTGTGTAGCTCTCAGTAGGGCTAAAATAAACTATTATATTAGCGTACGTAAACTCTACAGCCTCGCTACCACTCTTATAGTTAGCTAGTGTAACAGTATTTTTTATGCTGTCCCACTCGCTTTTTTTGGGATAATCTTTAACTTTTCCATTACATAGATAAGTTTTTTTACTTATATTTTGTTGTAGTAATTCCAACTCCTCGTCATAGTTATAGAAAATAACTATATTATCGTTAGTACTATCAACAAAATCTTTTATATATTCGATTTTACTTTTTAAATTTGCATTAAGTCTAAGACCATGCCTTAATTTCATAGCATTGTCGTAAAGGGTATTGTTATAAATTCTATCTCTTTTTATAGTCTTATATGTAGTCGAGGCTTGAAAATGCACGTACTCAAATACCAACGGGGGTAAATCTGTAGCCTCGTCTTTGGATAATCTCCTTGATATTGATTTCCACATATTTTTTAGTTTAATCTCATTTTTCCAGCCTAGTATTTCCATATATCCCATATCTAAGGATACAATAGCATTGTTACGTATAAATGATGTTTTATTTTTAGTAAGCCCAAACATTTTAAAGTAATTAATACTATCCTCCCAGCCATTAGGTATAGGTGTAGCACTAAGCAATATATATCCACTCGCTATTTTTGTAAGATTATATCCAGCCTTACCGCCATACTCCAGTAGAGTTTTTTAAACGGTGGCACTCGTCAAATATTACAAAATAGCCTTTATAATCATTAAATTTTTTACTAAGCATATTATAAGTACAAGTATCATATTCTATATGAGGGTAATGTTCCGCAATAGTTCGTTGCCACCCGTCCCTCGTTTATTTTAGACGCTGGAGCTACTATTAATAGCTTTTTATCTCTAAAATACGTTTGGTGGTGGTGTAACCCCATTATAGTTTTACCAGTACCAGTATCCATATCATACATGTAATTAGGTTTTACGTGTTTAAAGTATTCCTCTTGATATTTATATAATGTTATCAATTACTTTTTTTACGTCCTCTGTACATCTAGCAACTAAACCTATACCTCCAGCCTCGTTAATCATTTTTAAATTAACGTCTTGGAGTGGGCTAGTTTTACCAGTCTCATTTTTGACCTCAATACCTATAAACTTACCTTTATAACAAGCTATAATATCGGGTACTCCTACTTTGCTAAATTGGTTACCATGATGTTTAAAATAATATGCTCCTTTAGATTTCAAATACTTTTTTATATTGTTCTCTATATTTTTCTCTCGCATTTTTCGACATTATTTTCGTATATTTCTCCTACTATTCGACATTGTTCGACAAAAATTTACATAATATTTATTTACAAATTATATATTTATGTGTTATAATAGTAAGAGATAATTGACTTATCTAAATTTTTGTAAGACGTGAGTTAGTGCCAATAACTTGCGTCTTTTCCATTTCTTCTTTAAAATCTAAGCAAATTTGAAATGACCAGCCACAATATAAAATAAATGTTATTAAACCAAACCAAGAAAAACCTAATATTTTCTTAGTAGCCCAACTATAAATAGTCAGCATATATAAATTGTATAAAATCATTGATATACAAAATATAAGAGCTATTAGTTTTATAACATTTACCCACTTTATTTTTATTTTCTTTTTTCTTCTTTTCATTTTTTATTATCCCTTTCTTTTGATTATTCGTGTTAGTCGTCCTATTTTCTTCTTGGTACACTAAAATATTTTAGTATAGCGTGTACCTCCGCTACCTTTTCTTTTCCATAATCACTACTTGGAAAATCGGGTCTATTGTATAATGTTTTTACTGTCGACATACTCCACCCGCTTAGCTCACAAAATTGTTTCATTGTAACAAATTGTATAAGCTGTGCTGTTTCTTTTAGTTCTTTTAGGGTACTGACTAGTTCTTTTATGTTAGCTAATTGTGTATCTATGTCAGTATTTACCATAACATCTACCCCCAAATTAACCACCTCCTTTACTATTATTACTGTCTAACTGTATTTTTTCTGTATTAAAATCAATATCGTTGTAATTAATGCCATAATGTTTTTCGATTTTTTTCAGTATAACTATATCGGGATATGTAATGCCCTTTTCATAATTAGCTAATGTTTCAACGCTTATACCTATACATTTAGAGGCTTCTTCTTGTGTTTCTCCCTTATTAATTCTAATAGCTTTTAGTGTGTATTTCAATTTTTTATCCTCCTTTCTACTGTTTAACTGTAATTATATTATTACAGTCTAACTGTAATGTCAATAGTTTTTCTGTAATTTTTTAAAAAAAATCTTGATTTTTTTACAGTATGGCTGTATAATACTTGCGGGAGGTTTAATATGGGCGATTTAGAAAATAAAAAAATTTTTTCAAATAACTTTAGATACTTTTTGGAATTAAATAATAAAGAAAAAATAGATATATCCAAAGATTTAGATATACCATATACTACAGTAGTAAGTTGGTACAACGGTACTTTCTATCCTAGAATTGATAAAATAGATTTATTAGCTAAATATTTTAATATAGAAAAATCTAAATTAATTGATAAATGGGATATATATAATGATATAGATAATTCAGCTAAATTAACTAAATATATTATGGAATTAGCGAATAATAAAATCGAAGAAGAATTGCTTATAAAATCAACTATGTTAGAAAACCCAAATCAAATTAAAGTTTTGGAGTTAGTTAATATGTATTTAAAAGAGCAAGGAGATTTTTATACAAAAGACGATAAAGGTAAATGGATAAATAATAAATAATGATAAAAAAAGGCGGTTAAAGTGTTTATGTTTTGGACGACTAACACTTTAACCTTACAACAAAACACTTGCGTATTTTGTATGTACTTATTATATAGAATACCTTAAATTTTTGCAAGTGTTTTTGTAAAAAAATTGGAGGTATTTTTTAATGGAAAAAACTAAAAGAAAACAAAAAACTAAATCAAGAGGTAATGGCGAGGGTACTATTTATTATAGTGAAAGAAAAAAATGTTGGGTTGGTCAATATGTTATAGGTACCAAACCTAATGGTAAACCAAATAGAAAGACTGTATACGGTAAAACTCGTAAAGAGGTTAAAGAAAAACTAGATAAATTACTTGTAGATGTTAATACTAATAAATATGTAGATAAATCAAAAGTTATATTAAAAGATTTAACTAATGAATTTATAGAGGACTTATATAGACTTAATAAAATTAACGATAACTCTTATGTTACAAAACAAAGTAATTATAATCAACTATGTCAGCATTATATAGCTGATATGGAAATACAAAAAATTACTGAGGACGACATTAAAAGTTTCTTAGTATTTTTAACCGATTACTCTAATTCTATTATAGGTAAAGTATATGGTCTA